AGCCGACGAGGTGTACAGCGCGATTTTGAAGGTGTCCGCCGTGGTTGCTGCGCGGACTACAGAGGTGCCAAAAGCATGGATGCCGTTGAGCATCTGAACTTTGAAACTGGTGCAAAGACTTTGAGTTAGAGCCATGATATTACCTCACATAAGAGAATTGGAGCCCCTTTACATAGGGGAACTTACCGTTACAAACACGGAACACTGACTGAGGACTAACCCCGCACTGCTCCGCTGCTTCAACTCTACAGGAATAAGTAACCCCCGTAGTGTCGCATCTTACCGGACGCTTCTTAGATTCACGCATCCTACCAACTATTTCTTCACTATACCGCCGCCCCATGCACGAAGCGCTCAACTTTGCACGGGCCTCATCCGACCACACGCGGGCCTTAGCGGAGGCGGAGGCGGCGGCTATACGCCGCTCTTTTGCACCGAGGGCGTTGCGCCCTTTTTCCAACGCAGCTAGAGTAGCGACGCGCAACTCGGGGCGCTCCGCGTATTGGCGCTTCTTCGTGTCAGAATTACGTTTGCGGCACTCAGGGGACCGCGTCTTACCTGTATTAGCCGCACGTATACGCTCTAGGGTAGCCGCGTCGTACTTACGCCCCGCCGTGGCTTCTCCGCCGTTGGTCAGGTTATACGCGGGCTGTAGCTGTTGGATAACTATGCGTTCTATCTCAGACAAACACGAATCGTCCAGTGCGGACACGTATTCCACGAACTCGAAGCTACCCATTCCGTACTTACCCAGCGCCCGATGGAAATAGGTTTTAGCAGTCCCCGTCTTGTAGCCGTGGTGCCTTGCTCGTGTAGCGACACCAAGTCTAGTAAGCCCCACATACTGCTTACCGTTGACCTTATTAGTGGCGACGTACACACAACCAGCCATACTAGATCCTAATAATGATTTGGGCCATGTCTCCATGACCCTGCTTAGTGAGCTCCGCACACAGAGTGGTCTTGTAAGACCGAATTGCCTCATGCATGTGGACCGTCAATACGTGTCGAATCTGGTCTTTGAAAACCATAGCCTGTGCTTTAACCATTGGATCAGCCGTCTCGCTCACGTGCATGAGCTTATCGAGCGCCCGCTCAGCGATCTCCTCGGGGGTGAACCCGCGGTTAGAGGTCGTCTCTACACGAATACCGAACAACGCTGGGACTTCTGCTGTGGCTTGAAACACCTATGGCTCCTTAAAATTACATCACTTGGATGCGGGCTTGCCCGCTACGATACGCATCCTGACGGTCTTTACCGTCAGACAGAACCTTCAACTTCGCAAGGGCTTCGTCAAACTGCTTCTGATACGTAGCAGTCATATCCGCCTCGCCCTTGATGAACATATTAGCCTCGACCAAGGAGCCATACAAAAGCACCGTGTCGAAGTTGTTTCCGAGCCATGTGGTACCCGCAGTCACAATGGACTCTGGGATGTAGAAGTAGTGCAGCTCCATCGCGTATGACGCGTTCGGAGTGGGCCCGAGAAGAAAGGCAGTTGGGCTAAATATAGCGTAATGCGTGGGGGCACCGGACGTAGCCGGGAACGGGAACGCTTCACGGATGTAATTCACGTCCTTATTCAGCAGGTAGGTGTACTCTCCCGTGGTCGGGTTTACCGCGGCAAGAGAAAAAGTGGCCAGCCAGTCAGATGGGATACCGAGATACTTATTGCCCGAAGTAGCTGCTCCAGTTACGTTCTTGCGTAACGCCGGGAGCTGGACGGTGTTGTATATCTTCTGCTCCGCCTGCTGGATGAACGTATTTACCTGCTCCGTCGAGGTCAGCGTAACCGTGCCGGTACCCGCGGAATTGGTCCACGAGGTATCCGGGAAGTCGTTTTCGATGTACCCTTTAATGGTCTCAAACAGCGTAGCGTAGTTCATCTCAAGTCACCGTTACCGTCACTGTGCCGACAGCGCTGTCAGCTACCAATTCATTCGGGGTGTCACTTTCACTACTGCCACCCCCCACAGGGTCCCAACCCCATTGAAAATCTCTACTCTCGGTCAGATTATCATTCGGTCTCGGGTCGCGCAATGCCTGCGGGTCATACACCGGGGTTTCCCCCAAATGAAGCTGCGGTTGATCCGGATCAAAACACACCCCACAAACATGAACCCCTGTAACCTTGCCCTTTACGACCTCAGCTTTTAGCCTCGACAACAAGGACCGTTGCCCACAACGATCACAGTACCCAAACGCTTTCCTACCGAGGGCGTAATTAGCACCCATACATCCTCGGTACGAGTCTCATCGGGGCTTTCTCCCGGTCTTCCGTAGCCGCCAGATCCCACGCCTCATCGTACTGCGCTTTCAGCGCGACTATGCGGTTTGGACCGTCAGGGAGTTTCATAGACAGGTAGTACGCCAGCCCTGCGACCAGCGCGGGGAGCATACGGAACGGGATGTCTTGGGTGTTAACCCCGTTACCCGCGTCTTGCATACGGCGTAAACGCCAGTACACGAAGGTGTAGGTCTCAGCGCTATCAGGCACCGGCCATACGGTGATCGTGGGAGTGGTCTGCGCCCTGTTGATGTACACCTGAATCGGGCGGCCTGTGTTCAACTTGTTCGGGATCGTAGAATACGTAGAAACCGAGATCCGCGAGATAGACAGGTCAGCTTGGTTACTCGTGCTGCCCGCATCCGTACGGATAACGTGCTCTATGAGGTCTACGGTGTCCGTAGGCAGGTTATATGTGGCCGTGCCAGCTACGAGCGGCACCGAGCCTTGCTCGATGGTCCAGAGGTTAATCCCTCGGGAAGCCCATTCGATAAGCAGCAGATTCAGACTGCGACGGGCCGTACGGAAATCATAACCGGAACGCACTTCAGTGCCGCAGCGCTCGAAGGCTTCTTCTACCGCGGAATTTAGGTCCATGTCGAAGGTTGTAGTTCCGCTAGTTGCCATCAGTACACCTCAACGAATCTTACACTTCTTAGGCTTAGCGCAGCAGCCGTTACCGCGAACGATGCCGCCTTTAGCCATGAACGAAGTCTTGACCGGGCCGCCCGCTCCGTTAATAACCGTCTCGGCCCCCTGTCTAACAGTCCCTATGAGATCTTGTGCGGTCTTTGCGATGCCTTGCAGGCCCCCGCCAGCACCGCCAGCACCGCCAAGACTTTCCCCAGTGTAGGTGTTGTAGGGGTTGTAGTACCTCTGGGTACCCCCTTGCATCGTGAAGGGCAGCCCTTGGCCCTGCCCCCCTGCCGCCGCGTATGAGGCCTGCGCTTGCTGCCCCGCGAGTGTTCGTGTGTCGAATTTCATCTCTTCACCTCAACGAATCTTGCACTTCTTAACGCCCTTAGTGGCGCAACCAACACCGCGAACGGTACCGCCTTTTTTATAGCCTGCGCCCTGCAGGGCCGCCGTGCGCTCGCGCTCTTTTTCCCGGTCTTCCCGGGCGTCTTTAGCGATAAAGTAAGGGATAGCGCCGCCGAAACCTTGGCTCATGGCCTTGCCAATAGCGCCTTCGCCCGTCAACAACCCCGCGAGAGGAGAAATATCACCCAGTTTCATTACTTCACCCCGCCAAACTTGGTACCCCGAGTAGCACAACCCGTGCCACGTACAGCCCCACCTGCGGCCTTCGTCTCTGCATCCGGGAGCATGGAAATGGGCATCGTAACTCCGCCGGAAACAGCGCTCCGGACAGGTGTCTTACTCGGCGGGTAGTTGAGCCGATCCAAATCTCCCAACGTCATTCCTGAGCGGACTTTAGGGGCCGGAGGAGCGACCTTTTTATCAGGTTTCACGGTACTTTTAGCCATAATTCACCTCAACCATAGAAGATAGTGACAGACGAGACGTTCGTCACATCGACGTAGATGTCGGTGTCGAACAGGATGCCCTCGCCGGGGATGATAATGTCGTGGAAGGCAGCTACTGCGGGGGTATTGAGTGTCAAAAGCGTGGTACCAGAAGCACCGCCGTCCTTGAACACCACGCTACCCGCCGTGGCAGTGGCTGTGAGCACAGCGCCTTTGAGGCGATTGCGACCACTAACCATCGTGCCATCAGCAACTGCAACCGCGCTTTTGACGTCGGTTTGCATGATAGGCTCCTAATTAAGCAGCGGCGATAACAAGCACGCCGTAAGTAGCGGAGGCCGGGTCAACCGCGCTAGCCGTAATGTTCGATGCGCGTACCGTAACGGTGTTCGCTGCGGAAACAAACGCGTTGAACACGATGCCCGCGGCGGGAGCAGCGGGGAGGGCCATCGACACATAATCACCAGCAGCAGCGCCGGTCACAGTAATGGTCAAGTCAGCTTGGGAGACCGCGGCGATAGAACCGAAGTTCAGCGTGGCAGTCGCTGCATTGAGCTCCGACATGGTAGAGCCAGAACCAACGATAAAGCCTTCGGTGGAAGTTACGGGACCAGAGAAAGTCGTATTGGACATTTGAATACCTCATGCACGAGTCGCCCATCAGTCTGTGCATCGTCCGCCGGGCCGGTCTGCTGGGCTTGAATATAGTCCCGGGACTGGGGCCTTTATATCACTACGATTTTTGGGTGTCAACGCCCAATAAAAAACCCCGCCGAAGCGGGGTTCCAAACACGTAAGTGCTTGATTTATCAAGCGCCTGGGGAGCCGTAGATACCCAATGCGTCAGACCAGCCAAACGAATAACGCTCGCGTGATTTGTAACGAACGTTGCCGGTATCGAAGTCACCGTCCATCCCGGTGGTCAGAGGAGCACGAACAAAATGCTTCAAACCGTTCGGAACATCCGTCATCAAGAACCAAGCGTCGTTATCGGTCAGGAAGTGGTTAATGGCGTAACCTTCCGGGATCGCGCCCATCTTACGAATGGCGTTGATGTCGTTATCAGCGGTGCTGACACGCAGATCCGTATCCAACAGGCGAGTAGCTACGAATTGCAGGGCGGGCGGAAGAATCAGCTTCTTCGGCTTAGCAGCAATCAGCAGACCACGCTCATCGGTCCATGCAGAGATGGCAATAACGGCGGCTTCCAAAGAAGTCTCGTTAAGGTCAGCAGCAGTGGTAGGCCGGTTGGAGTTGGTGCCACCGGAAACCAGCGGGTGCGCAGTGGAGCACAGAGCCACACCATCACCGCCGACATAGGAGCCGCTGAACGCGTTGTTCAGGATAGACGCACCCTTGGTCTGCTTGGTGTAAGCCATAGCACGAGCCAGCGCCTTGGTGTAACGCGAGGACAGGGACTCGTAGAGGTTATCTTCCACGGCTTCCTCAGTGATGGAGAAGCCCAGAGCGATGGTCTCGTGGGTGTAGCGGGCCGTGAAGGCTTCTTGTGCGTTATCGTAAGCGATAGCAGCACCTTCAGTCTTGGTCGGAGCGGCGGCGAAACCGGACAGCTTGGTCTCTTCCTCGAACGAACGGTCGGAGCTTTCAGTCTCGAAAATCTCCTTGTGCTCTTCGCCGTAGCGACCGTACTCCATACCAAACAAAGCGTTCAGGCCGGGGAGCAGTTCTTTCAGTAGTTGGGAACGTGAAATAGCCATGATTTATCTCCTTAGATACCAACAGCGTTGCTGTAGGAGTGGTAGCCGGGGTTGAACTTCACCAGCACATCAGTATAGGAGTCACCCACATCGCTAACGAAGCCAACGATACGGAAGGCCGCAGTCGTGGTCACGGAAGTACCAGTCAAAGCGCTCGTGGAATTACCCGTGGTGGTAGAGCCAGTAGAGGTGCTCTGCACGGCTGCGAGGAAGGTGTTAGCGCCCAGTTCAGCTTGGGAAATAGCACTGTCGCACTGAGCTTGGAACACAACGCGGTCGTCATCAACGACGTACGCGTGGACCGTGCCAGTGGTGCCAGACGGGTAGTACTGCGAGAACATCAGTTGGCCTTGGGCGTTGATGTAGTCACAGCCTACGAACACACCCATAGTACCAGCGGGGAACGCGTTAGAAGTGGCATCAGCACCAGTGGTGGTAACGATGTTCAGGTATCCCGCAGCGTTAACGGTGACGATGGAACCGAAAAAGATGTTCGCGGCGTAGCCAGCGGGGTCGATAAGGAACTGGCGGGTGCTACCGGCGTACGGTAGCCCACCAATCAGATTTACGGGTTTCAGGCCGTAGGGGGTAGCAGCAGTTGCCATGTTAATCTCCTAAAAGGTTACTTGCCTTTGCCAAACGACGCCGTAGATTTACGCTCCCTAAAGAGCGGCATACGAGGGTCGTTCTCGCGCATAAAGCTGTTATCTACAGACTCGATCTGAGCTGAGGTTTGCCCCGCGAAGTACTTAGTGCGCTGCTCCACAAACTCATCAGGAATCTTACAGAGTAACAGTCCAGCCATCTCAACATTGTCTTTATACCGACTGTTGGGATCTACTAACAGTCGAAACTTCGGTTGTTCTTCAAGCCGCACCGGCTCCCAGCCCTCACGCAATTTTGAGGACATATTCTTCGGGTCAGCCTGATCCATAGATGAGATACGAACCCAACGATACGTGTATCCGGGTTGCTTATCTGGTTCAGGCAGCGCTGAAGCGGGTTGCCACTGCTTAGGACGCTCAAATTCCGTACGAGTTTCAAGCTCGCGTGCAAGTCTATTTTCAGCCATGTGTGTTCTCCAATTTCAAAAATTCCCGTGCATATTGCTCAGGAGTTATTCCAAGACGCTTCGCAACGTTTACTTGCGACTGCTTAAGCACAATCTTTTTGGCAGATGTACTTCTTGACGCCGGAGCTACCACCGTGGCAGGTTTGTCGGTACGCGCACTGGGCTTGCCGCCCCCAGTAACCGTTTCGCCCCCGAAGTACTCGGGGAACCTGTGTCGCATTGTCTTGTCCACGCGACTCCAGTATTCATCAGAGCCGGTGAAATCTCTACCATGCTCTCTTTCCATCTTTTGGTGCAAACCCATCGCTAGGCTTGTCATTTCTACATCAGTCCCCCACCACGGATTACGCTCTTGCCACGCTACCGTTTTTGCGTCGGGGGTCGGGACCTGTGCCCGAGATGGTTCAATGATTACATCGTTCCTATCCTCTTGTAAAGGGGTGGGACGATAATTTGCAATTTGCTGCAATTTGTAGCTAGCTGCGTTGAATTTAGTGTGCGCTTCGACGATCTTATCCGTATCGCCCATGTCCTGAGCTTCTTTATACGAACGCTTCGCCATCTCCAATTCCAACTCAGCGGAGCCCCGGTACGTGTCAATAAGCGTCCTCTCACCCTCAGAAAGGGTGGCCTTAAGCCGCTTATTCTCTTCCATCACCCGGCGCGTTGCCGATATGGCCTCTTGCTGCTCACGATAGGCTCGCTCTTTCTCGCGCCGCTCGTCGTGCCAGACCTTTTTCATCTGCTTCAGACGAACTTTCACCTTCTCGGAGTATTCCTCCAATTCGTCTTCTTCCAACTCCGCCACTAGGTCCTTAGGTAGTGGCTCCCGACCACGATCCGCGGTGGGAGTATCGTCCTCGATCTCGATAACGGGGGTGTCAGCTACTTCTTTCCCCGCGGTCTTGGATCCCTTTTCGTCAGGGAACTCAAACTCAACTTCATACTCAGACATGTTCTGCTCCTTATTTACGAGAAATACCACGTGGGTCTTCAACAACGGCCTCAACACTGTCGTCGTTAATGATCCTGAACTCCCGCCCGTGAATCTTTAACCGGGTACCAGAGTGGGGGCGGACGAGAATAAAGTCCCCTTCCGCGCACCAAGCCCCGCTAGGGAATCGCTTTTCGTCCTTGTAACAATCGGGACCCATCTTTAGTACAAACAGTACCGTAGTGAGTATCTCCTCATGGTGCATGGTCAGCTCAGCTTTAAGAATCCCGCTGTCAAACTTGTCCTCCGCCTCAGGAATAGCGCACAGGATGCGGTATCCAGAGGGGTCGGGCAGTTGTTTAGCCTTCTTCTCAGGAGTGTCGGGTAAAATTGTGGCCTCGCCCAAGTTATCGGGGTTTGTGCCGATAATTAGTTCAGTCATCGGAGTTTTCCATCCTTTCTGCGGTTTCAATAAGCATCTGATTCACAATAGACAACCCACGGATAATCCCGCAGGCGTGTTTGTAGTCCCCGTATTCCTTGGCCGATCCTCTGGCCAAGTCGTTGACGATTACTTCATACTCTTCCTGTACCCGGTTTGAGAGGTACTTTAGAAGTTCGTTGGTCACTGAGTCTCCTTAGTGGGGGTGGGAGGGGTGGGATTACTAGAATCCCTCATTCGTTGGGCAACTTCCAACCCCAACCGAATTCCGTCTTGCTGCGTCTTCGCCTCAAGCCCTGCGCGACTTGTAGCAACCTTCGCGCCCACCTGAAGCCCAGCAATCTCTTTCTGTGCAGCGATACGATCCCGTTCAATTTGCTGGGAATCCGCCTTAGCCGCTGCGTCAAGGGCCATCTTCTTCTCCTTGATTTCCATCTCCTTGACCTTAATTTGCAGCTCCTGTTGCTGCATCTGCACAATGGGATCTTGCTGCGCCTGTTGAGCCTGCTGTTGCGCCATCTCCCCCTTGTTCTTCTGAAGAACTTGCTCCGCAGCCATAGCTGCAAGGCGAGACACCGCTACTTCCGTCTGCTCATCCATCTCTGCATCCGGCATCGGGTACGGGACACCCGCAGCTTCTTCCACCTGCTTACGGTACTCGAACGCCAAGTGCTCTTGAACATGTGCGGCCATAGCTGCCTGTATCTGGCTGGCCATAGGACTCTGCCCCACAAGTTGGGCAATCTTGGGGTCTTGAACCGCTGCCATGTGCACCGTAATGTGGGCCTGATGGTCTTGGTAGATGAACGCCTTAACCGGCTTCGTGTTGATGATGGACATATTCTCCGACACGGGATCCCGCGGTTTCTGGTCGTCATCCAGCGGCACTAACTTCTGTACGTTCCGGATCCCAAGCACTTCCAGCATCTGGCGATGGAGGTACGGCAAGTCATATAGCTGCGGAGACTGCTGCGCGAGCTGCATAACTGCTTGGTACTGCACGACCTTTTGAGACATCGTGGCCGCGTTGGGGTCAGATACAGGAACCACATCCACTGTGTCATAGTCCGACTGCTTGGCACGAGACGAACCCTCTACAGGCTCGTAACTGTATTCATCCGGGGTGTAGTCCCGAATGATGCCCTTCAACAAGCGGAATTCTTGCCTCATCGCGTAGTGAATACGCGCCTGAACCGCGGACATAACTTTCAGGGTGCGCTCAAGAATGGCGAGTGTGGTACCAACCGGAGCCTGTGCGGACATATCACTGACCTTGAGGTCCGCAGCGGACGCGAAGCGCCGTCCTTCTTCCACAATGTTACCCAACAAGGAATACAAGACTTGGCTGGGCTCTTTGTAGGGCAACGGCATGATGTTGTCCCGCATCGTGCCACTCGCCACATCCACATCCCGCCATTCCGCGGGGGCGATGGGTGTGTCGTCTCCCTTTACACGGAGCCCCTTAGTCTTAAAGCCGCCGGGAAGGTTTGAAAGAGTACCAGCATCAACCAACTGGCGCAGAATAGAAGTGCCAGACTTAGCAAAAGCGCCAATAAGGTGGATAAGGCCGAAAGCATAGAATCCGAAACCCGGAATGTACGGATAATGGACAAAATGTTGCCTCTTTTGATACGTGCGGTCGTCGGGTTTCCAGTTGCGATACACCGCCAAAACGGTCTGTGTGCTCTTTTCAATGGTAACAACGTACGGAAGTGCGATCCCGGTGGGCTCCCCACCATCGTCTTTGTCCTCAAAACCCTCCAAATCGAGGTCAACGTGCATCTCAAGGAGCTTAAACCTATCGTCGGCAGACGCCCTAAATCCCATTTTTTCCGCAATTTTCTTCTCCACTTCGTCAAAAGTGTCCGAAGGTTCCCCCAGATCCGTGTCCGAATAGAACCCAGAAAACTGCAATTTGCGCATTTCGTTGGGTGTTTTACGCATTACATGGGTCACACGGGGGGAAGTTTCGAGGTTTGACGCTCCGTAGGGGACAACAATATCCTCAGAAGCGACAAACAGAGACACTTGACGCCCCAAAGAGGGGTCGTAGTACACCTTTTTGAACGCATTACCCGATAAACCCAAACCCCAGAGCATACGCTCGTGCTCCGGGCGGTATTCCACCATCTCATCAGTCAGCTTGTAGTTCATATCCTCTCGGACACGCATAGCTGCGTCTCGTTTTTCGGGGGTTTCCTTCCCTATAATCTGCGTTTTCACCGGCCCTTGCGCGGGAAACGTCTCCATCATGGTCTCCGCTTGGAATTTCACAAGCGCCTCGGACAACAGGGGATGGTACACCCCACACGCCCCAGCCCACGGCTCCGAGCGGTCTTCCACCTTCATCCCCAGAAGCTCAAGCCCATCTACATACGTCTGTACCCAATCCTTACGCGCAGCAACGTCATCGTCGTAGTCCGCTATCAGGTCTCCAGCCAGAGTGGCAAGCACTTTGTCACTCATATGCTCCGCAAGGTTGGCGGAAAAGTCCTCCTCATCCTCCACTCCGGGCTCAATCTCGATCTCCATGCCCCCGATCCCAATGCGTACGCTCTCAGGGTCCTCGATCTCGATCTCAACCCCCGGAACAGCAGGGTCAGAAGGGTCAAGAAGGTCTACCCCTAGCGGGGCTTGGTTCACTGCTTTGTCAAATGCCATATTGAGTCCTTAGTAATACCCTTCAAACCGACGCCGGAACATTCGGGGTTCGTCTTCCTCGTCTAGCGCCGAGCGTATATACCCCCCTTTTCTGAAGCGCATCAACGCCAGAGAAACAGAGTCCACATAGTCATCATGCTCGCCCGCCGGGAAACTTGCAACCTCATCAATAACTTCCTCCGCCCAGTGCGTCTCCGGAGCCCAAACCCGACCAGAGGCAAACAAATCTGATACAGCGTTCAGGCGACTTATCTTATCATTGCCCTTGGTAGGGGTGAACTCCTGCACGGGTATCCCCATCGCTCGTAGCTCGTATATGAGCGGCGCTCCGGACGCTTTTTTCTCAATAATCACCGAGTCCGGATCCCAGTCCTTGTACTGGTTTATGGCCACTTTCTTGAGCTCCGGAAACTCCATCCGGTCCCGGAACGCATTGAGCAGGATGATGTTCGCCTGCGGTCGCCCAGTGGCGTCCTCTTTGTAAAATATGCCCCATGTGGTCAGCGCGGAGTAGTCCGCCCTGTTGTTCTTTTCAAACGCCGTATCCCACGCCATCAACGTAAACTCACAGTGGGGCGGATCCTCCTTGTCCCACTTCCGCCACCATTCCCGTTTCACGATGGCTGATGCCTCGGATGTGGGGTTCTGCTGATACTGCGCCATCCACTTACTGTTCGGCAGCTCCGTATGCAGCGCATCAAGCTCTATCTTTGACCAAAACTCAGGCCACAGCGGATTACCCGACGGTAACAACGCAGGGAGCTCAATGACCTCCCACTCCTCGCCGCCCCGTTGCATCGCCGCCTTAACCACCTGCCCCGTCAAATCCCGCTTGGACCACCGCGTCATAACTATAACAATAGCACCGCCCGGCTGTAACCGCTGCCGGGGTCCCGAGGTGTACCACTCGTACACCTTGTCATATATCTCAGGGCTTGTTTCCGCTAGGGTGGCCTCTTGCTCCGAGTGTGGGTCGTCAATAATTAGCAGGTCAGCACCCTTACCAGTCACTGCACCCCCGACACCAATAGCGAAGTAGTCACCCCCCTTGGTCGTCGCCCACCGCCCCGCCGCCTTGGAGTCCACTTGTAACCCAACTCCCGGGAACAACCGCGTGTACACCTCTTGATCCACGAGGTTACGCACCTTACGCCCGAAGCCCACAGCCAACTCCGCAGTGTGGGAAGTCTGGATAACCTTCTTGTGGGGGAACTTGCCAAGAAACCACGCCGGGAGAAGATATGAGGCAAACTCACTCTTGGTATGCCGAGGCGGCATGTTGATTATGAGCCGCTTGATCTCCCCCTTGGCCACTCGCTCAAACGCATCTGCCATCTTGGCGTGATGCCGCCCCCCAATGAACGTGGGCCACACCTCCCGCACAAACGCCAGAAACTTCTCCTGCGCCAAATGCCGGGTCTTCAACTCCTGCAATTTCTCCAGCTCCGCAAGCAAATGCTCCTGCTCCGCCAGAGATAGCAACGGCAACACATTGGGTATGTCCTTCAAGGACACGCTCGCAAGCAGGTCGCTATTCCGGGCCATCACCCAACTCCGCCATCAACCCTGACTCAACCCCAGACAGCATCGCCGCTTCTTCTATACTCGCAACACCTAGCGTGTCGTCCAGATCCGCACCAATGGGGGTTATGTCTATGACATCTGCGTTGAGCAGCCGCTTAACACGCTCCTTGATGGCGTTCTCTAGCTCACTCGGGTCCTTGTAGTTAATGGTTATCTCACTACGCTCAGTGAACAACCCAATATCACTATGCTTGCCCAACAGCTCCAACGCCCGCAACTCGTACTTAGGATCCCCACAATTGGCGAGCTCCATTAGCTTATTAGTAATAGCTGCACGTGTCTGCGCCGCGTCGAAGGCTAAGTTCGCCCCGTAGGCCCGCAGGAACGCAGCAGCCGTATACGCAGTGGCAGTACTCTGGAGATTGGTGGTCTTACGTTCTCGAATCGCCGCCTCAAGCAGGGTCCGCTCTTGTTTGGCGATGTTCTCGTCTACTTCAAGGGGGGCACCTAGGGCTACTTGTAACTCAGCCGTATTGCCCGCGATTGTCATTTCTTCCACAAAGTTCGACGCGATGTCGTCCTCTAAGGTGTACGGGACACCCTTGGTGTTGGTTGGCTCGATATTCACTACAGGCATGTAAGGAACGGTTTGGGGCTCCAGTTGAAGGCAGTGTACACCAAAAATACCCCCACCCGTATGGAACCTAAATAAAAACATAAGGGGGGTGTTTCGCAAAGTGCCCTTCTGGCGGCGCAGAGCCAAAACAAGAGGGGGTACCCCCCACCCGTATGGAACCTAAATAAAAACATAAGGGGGGTGTTTCGCGAAGTGCCCTTCTGGCGGCGCAGAGCCAAAACAAGAGGGGGTACCCCCTAAGTGTATCACAACAAGAGGAGAAAATGGAGAGCGGTGTGTCGGATGTGCGGAATACAAAGTAGAGGGACTTATGGGTGTCATTGCTCCATTTAGGGGGGTGGGGGCGGGTAGGGGGTGGGTTTGCCTAGGTTTGGAGGGGGGCGGCCTAACATTGTTAGGTCGATTGTTGTTATCCGATACTTGCTTTTCCGTACCACGATTTGATATAGTATGTGCAAGATAAATCAATGACTGATTGATCTGGCCCTTGCCCCGGTCGCGCTTTGCAAAGGGGGATATGGAGTAAACGATGGAACAAGTAACCGTTATTGAGGTCGATCTGGCAACCTTCAACGCCGCCCTGATCGAGCAAGAGGCCAAGCTGGCCGATATGCGCCACCGTGTAGCAGAGATCGTAGGTTCGTCCTACGGCGTGATGCGCGATTATGCCGTGGCGCTTAACGGCAAGTTTGCGTTCAACTGGTATGAAGTAGAAGCGCACAGCCAAGGCGAACTTGCCAAGGCCGTGCACGCTGAGAAGCGGGCGTTGTTCGTGGAACTTAAGAAAGTCGCGCACTCGAACCCGTCCACCATCTGGGCGAGGGTTCGTAAGTATGGCCAAGAGGAAACCCTCAAGGCCGAGATGATCAAGGCGAAGGCCGAGGGTAACGCTGAAGGCGAGGGCGAAGGCGAAGGCGAAGGCGAGGGCGAGGGCGCAGGATCCCGCACCCGTAGCCCGATGCTCCGCAACATGGAAGAACTCACTGCGTTGTACAAGTTCAACCTGAAATCGGAGATCCCGGCGAAAGTCCAAGAGGCGCAGAAACATATCATCGCCGCCCTTGCCGCCCTTGGCCTTGATGTAGCCAAGCTGGCCTAACCTAACAGGCCCCCCGCAAGGGGGGCCAAGGAGGAAACATGAACAAGCTAGTGGAAACCCTGATGCGCCGCGATGGCCTCACGCTGGAGGACGCGCAGGACTGCCTCGGTGAGGCGGTCGAGATGGTCTATTCTGGAGTAGATCCAGAGGAGATCTTACGCACCGAATTCGGCCTCGAGCCGGATTATTTCTTCGACTTGATGGAGGCCGCACAAAATGGATTCTAAGGATTACGCAGTCTGCTGGACGCTGTTTCAAGAAGGGTCCAGAGTGACCCCGTACATCCGCCACCGCGATGCGCTCTGGACCATCGCCCGATTCGCAGACCTTCCAGTCTGGAGAGTGTACCGGACGCTATTCCCTAACGCGAGGTAATCCCGCCTCTTACCCAGCCCGGCCTCGTGCCGGGTTTTTTTGCGCCCCGCCTCTGGCTTCGCCCAGCCCAGCCCAGCCCAGCCCAGCCCGCCGATGATAGTTCTCAGACAGGTGGGAGCCTATGCCCCGCACAGCGTAGGACGACGCGCCGATGATAGTTCTCAGACAGGTGGGAGCCTATGCCCCGCCCAACACGGGGGGACGACGCGCCGATGATAGTTCTCAGACAGGTGGGAGCCCATACACCTAACAGTGTTAGGTCGCCGGACATGAAAAAACCGGGCTGCCCCGGCTGCTTTTACTTATGCTCGTGTACCGAGCATAAGGTTTTTTTTCTGACTTGTCAAGCCCCAGCGAAAATTTATTTTTAGGCCGAAAACGCCCCGATTTACCCGGTTTTCGGGTCGGAGTGTTAGGAAACCGGGTATTGTGAGAAGGTAATGTTAGCGGGCTAACACTCCCAAACTAATGAT